ATTTGTATTTTGCGTGCAAAGGGTTTACTTACACGTTTTACTTTTGCAACAGTTGCTCTTGCATCTGCTGGTGTTGCAAATTTTATACGGACGGTATCTCTTGGATTTTCGTCCGTATAAAGTCTTCTGCCAGAGCCTTTGGGTTTTTTACCCGTTCCCTTTTTTGGATCTGCCATGTTTCATATCCTTTATATGTTTTTTAATTATATTGGATTGTTTCTTATGGAGCTTCGAAGCTTTGTTCAAAGCTTTGGCTACTTTATTTAGCTTTTTTACCACCGATAACTCCTTTTAGTGTTTTAGCTTGACCAGCATGTAACTTTGATGCTTTCTTCAAACCTTTAATTACTTTTTTTATTTTTGCTTTGGCTTTTTTCATTATACCTTCTTCTTTTTCATCATAGCTTTTTTCTTTTTAGCCATAACAAATTTTTTTAATTGTGGTGGTATAGAACCTTTTTTCATTCCAGGTCTTTTCATCATACCGCCACCCATTTTTGCTTTTCTCATATTAACATCTCCATCTTCTGCGAGCCTGTCTTAGTCTAGAGTTAGGATCTTTAGCGGCTTTAGGAAACTTCTTCATCTGTCCTGCGCTTCTCGCACAGAATGATTTACGTCTTTTTGCAGCTTTAGATCCTGGTTTGACTTTGCCAGTAACCGCTGTTTTTAGTTTAGAGCCAGGATTTTCTCTTCGATATCGGGCGACCCCAGCTTTTGTCATCCCTGCTCCAGACTTTGTAGGTCTGAAATATTTTTTAGTTTTTGGTGGTTGTTTATCTCTAGCCCTACCACCATCAGCTAATGCTTTTCTTCCATCAGGAAAATTTCCATAATATTGTTTTGGTTCACCAAATCTTAATCCGTAATCATTTCTACTCATGTCATTATCTTCTTTCCATAATATTTTACTGATACAGGGTTAGAAACTTTAACTCCTCCTAAACTTCCTTTAATATAACTGCCCCTATAATTTTTTTGAGCTTGTTTCATAAACTTATTCATTTTAGGATTTTTTTTATCACTTGTTGGAGACATTTTTGTCATTATCTCATACCCATTCTTCTAGCCATAAAACCACCCATCATAGCTTTTTTTCTTTTTGCAAATGTTTTTACATTTGTTGGTTTACCACCAACACCTTGTGCTACTGATCTTTTTCTAGAAACTGCTGATCGTCTTTGTCCCTCTGTCATACGTCTTGCTTTTGCAAGTGGAACACATTTTGGATATTTACGTTTTGCATCTTTCTTTTGTTTTGATCTTCCACACTTAGCAAAAGAACCATCTTTTCTTTTGCTACCAATATCTACCCATTTTTGAGCAAACCATTTATCAAGTCCATTTTTAGCCATGGTATTATACCATCCTAGTTTTTTTCTTTCTGTCAGACATAATGGCACCACATCCTCTAGCTACAGATCCAGCTTTCAAACCTTGTCTTTTAAGTCTAGCAGTTGCTTCAGTTAATCCACCACCCATATAAGATGCACGTTTCATCATACCGCCACCCATAGCTGGTTTACGTCCTTTGAAATCTTTTCTTTTTACTCCACTTGGATCCTTAATTTTACCCGCACAAATTTTAGAAGCATAGGCGTTAGCATATGCTGACGGATACACTCGAAATTTTCTTTTTGCTGCGGCTTTACCTCTTGGACATAGTTTAGTCATTTTTTTTATCCTTTAAAGCTTTTTTCATAGACTCAGACGTATTACCATCTTTATCAAAATCTAAAAAGTCTGGTTTTGAACCATCTTTAGCCATCATTCTTTTTTTAGGTTTTTTATCTTTTTTAACTTTAGTTTTTTTAGGTCCAAAAACCTCGGCTATTTTTTGAATGTTAGATTTTCTTGCAAACGGGTTAGTTCCCATTCTAAAATTTTGTCTGTAATATTTGTTAGCCATTATTTTTTGCCTCCGTTCCTAAATATTTGTGTACCCTTTATACCATATATGCTCGCAACTACAAGGATCCAAAGATTTGTAAACCATGACGGGAGCTGCGAGAACATCTCGAAAAACAATTTTACCTTGTCCATCGCGGTTGGGTCGTCCGATATTACTGCCCAAGCGAGCACCACCACGGGCAAACTAAGAATTATCAAAACTGCCTCGTCCTTCCAGTCTGACTGTCGGGCTTCTAAGAGTTTACCTTGGTAAGCTTCCTTACCCTCAGCCATACGACTTGCGTGCATAAGTTGTGCTTCAGACATTGCCATCTTCGTCTTCTGCTTGTTCTCATAAATCTTACTACCAGCAGAGACGGCTAATTTGATCGCCGATAACCACATAATTAGTACGCTTTAGAGTTTCTTTTTTTTTCAGGCAACATTCTTTTCTGACCACCTACCGGCATCTCAGGTTTTCCTGTTGCAATATAGTTAAATGCTTGGTCAGCAGTAGTTTTAGATCTTGGATCTACCTCAATGCTTTGCTCAGCAACTTTAACATCTTTTATTTTATCAAGTTTTTGCATTTTTGCTCCTTTTTTTACCTTTTTCTACTCCCTTTATAACACCTTTATTACGAGATGCATAGAAAACTGTTTCTCCACGCTTAGCACCATATTGTTTTTTCATAGATTTCATAATTTTTTTACCTTTTTTAGTCAATGGCATAATTAATCCTCTATCATTACCTTAGCTTCGTTAATTCCAGTCTTTGCAAGGCTAACTCCAGCTCTTAATTTTGCTAAATCTTCATTTTGTTCTAATTTTTCATCAAAATTTTCTCCAGATTGCATTAATCTTGCTCTTGCAATGTTCTGTTGGGCTTTATCATTCTCTTTTTTACGTTCATTTTCCATAGCACGAAGGTCAACTTCACGTGATTTTAGTTTTAACAACGGATCAGAATCAAATTGTGATGTGATTTGTTTTTCTTCACGCATATACTCCTCAGTCATTTCTGCAATTAGAATAGATTTTCTAGATTCTATTTGATTTGTAAGTGCTTGTAACTGTTGTTGCACCATTGGATTCATTGCAGCTTGTTGTTGCATCAATAACATCTCTTGTAATTGTTCTCTAAACTCTAATTGTACCTGTTCTTGTGCCATTAAACTAATATGTTCTAAAATATTTTTTTGTATTGCAGCCATAACTGCAGGATTATTTCTAACAATATTAGTAGCCATAAAATTTAGGTGAGCTGTAATATGCGCTCTGTGATCTTGACCTGGAAAAGCTTGAAAAGGTTTACCAGCTAATGCATTTATATGTTCCATACTTGGATCCATTGGTGCGGTTGGTGCCGGTGGTGGCAATACTGCGTCTACATTCTTAACACCTATAGCTTCATACATATTTCGATATATCTGATACATATTATGTAAAGTAGGATTTGATGTTGCTATCTGTAACTGTGTTTGTGCTAATGTAATTCTTTGACTCATAGAAAATATATTTGGATCAGCAACTGGTACAACATCGATTCTGTCATCAAAATCTGCTTGTTTAATATTTCTTGCACCACCAACTACATCATATGGATATTCTGGTGGTAAATACTGTGACACTACTTTTGCAAGTAATTTAAATTCATCTTTCATAGCTGCATAACATCTTTTGTGTATTGCGCTCATAACTCTTGATCCACGTTCCAATAATGCAATTGTTGTTCCAACAGCAGCAGCTTGGTTACCATCTCCTACTTGCATATCAGCAATAGCCGCGAACCTTTGACCAGCACCAACTACAACACCCATTAACTGTAATAATGTTTGAGATGGTTCTTTGTATGGTAATGGAAAGAATGCATCACGCAAATTACCGCCTGGTGCATCTACATCTTTGAACTCACCTGGTTGTATAGGTGCAGCTTCATCTCTAACTCTTACACCTCGTTGTTTAAATCCTGCCGGTAAGTTTGATAAAGTTCCAGCATCTAATAATTGACGGAGAGCAGCTGTTGCAGTTCTGCTCAATCCGCCAATCATATGTATTAATCCAAAGCCATAAAATCCAAGTCCTGGCAGAAATTTAAAATGAACAAAATATTGAATTTTATTTTTCTTTAGATCATTGGGTGCAAAGTTTCTCCGTATAGAGAGAACTGTTCGACTACCTTCTTCTACAGTTACAATGTAGGGTAATTTTACTCCGGTTGGTTGTCCATCAGCACCAACCTCTTCAAAACCTTCTAAATCTAAATTTACATGACACTCTAATAAAGTATAAATGGTATCTTGTTTTCCAACTTTTTTAGTCCCATCTAATTCTTTTTCTTTTTTTTCAACAGAGTTTTGTTCAACATTAGCTGGAGGTGCTAGTTCAACATCTGCATAAAAACCATTTACTATTTGTTTTCTTAATTCATTTTCAGACATTTTAACAACATGTATAACTGCCTCCGCATCCTCAATTGAAGTTGCAGTATAAGGAACAATTAATTCATCTGCTGGTACAAATTTAGATACCACTCTTCCAAGCGGAACATCATAGTAAACTTTTTTAAACGTAGAGCCAGCTAAAGGTAGATGAAATAACATAGAATCAAACTCAGCTTCATATTCTTTCATTTGATCCATAATTAAATAATTCATATAATCTTTAACACGTTGAGCTTGTTGTTCAGTTTGTGGACTTTTAATTCCTACAATTTGAGTTCTTACAGGACCACCACTTGGTAATAATTCTTTGTAAGCTTGTGCTTGAAATTGTGTGACTGCTTCTGCTAATACTGGGTGTGTTGCGCCTGAAGCTCCTTGAAATGGTTCTGTTCTGTTTTCGTATTTAAATCCTAATAAATCTAGACCTTGTATGTAAGATTGCTCCCAATCTTTTCTAGACGATTTATAATCCATAAAGTTTTGCACCATATCGCTTCCGATAGGAGCTAAAACATCTTCTGGTAAAATATCTGCTAAATTATCAAAATGTGATTCTGTTCCTGGAATATTTATTGAACCTGGTTCAAAGTCTAATGTTACACCACCGTCCTCTTCAGGAATAACTTCTATTGGTTGTTTTTCCGTAACCTCTTCTTTAATTTCTATTTCCTCAGACGGTACGTTGACTTTTGTTCTGACCTCGTTTGGAAGGCCTTTGTCTATTTCTGCCATTTAATTTCTCCAGTTTTACTGTCTTAACAGTATTATAGTTAATATTCAACCCTTGAGGATTAGGTCCACGTAGGGGAGGTATGGTGGTCGTTAACTTTTTAACCATTATTCACCTAACATTTTAGCTAGTCCGCCATAAGCAAAAGATCTTATACTCATAATTCCACCATCTTTCATCCCCTCTGCTCTCATTTCTGCTAAAACATATTGTATGGCTGATAATTCTGGCATATCAACAGAAACATCACGCACACGGTCTTCAAAAAACTTTTTTTTCGCGGGACTAAAATTTTTTGAATATAAATCTGTTAACTCTGACATTATATGTATCTATTGCCTCCTATCAAAGGTTTGTCTATTAGACCACCCATTGCCTTATTTTGTATTCCTGTTTCTTTAGTTGTTTTTTTTAGTGAACCTTTTGTAGCACCTTTTAGTAAATTACCTTTTCTATCATAAAAATTCATTTTATCTGGCTCTAAATAAGCTCCATCAACTACAATTTCTTTTTCATTTGATTTACCACGCATTACAAGTGATTCAACATCAATAGGTGTTTCAATTAAAACTAAATCTTCTCTAGGGCTTCCATCTCGATTTGTAAAATAATCACTCCATAAATATTGAAAACCTAACGCTGTTTTTTTATCTAAAGAAAAACTTTTAATACCAAATTCATCTGTATCAACTCCAGAAAAATATTTGTCCATTTCATCTTTTCTTGTAAGTCTATAACCTTTTAATTCTTTACCTAATGTATCCATTGTGTATTCAACTAATTTGTCTCTGTATTCATCATAATACTCAGGAGCGTCAAATTCTCCATATCTATACAGTCCACCTCCCACCATAACCTTTGCTGCATCTGCATTACCTAGATCTCCACTTCCCCCTTGATACTCATCTTCAAAAAATTCATGTATGGGTCTTGTTTGTCCATATGATTGAAAAAACATTCCTTCATATGAATAAGGGATATCGTCAGGATCTTGATTACCAAAAAAATCTTGTATATTTTTTGTAGAACCGTACCACTCCTTATCATACAACGCATCGACACCATCAAAATAATCAAGTATTTTTTTATTTTCAACAGCCACATCCATTTGTTTTTCAATTATTTTTTTACCTTGCTCTACTCTTTCTGATGATTCAGGTATTGGTCCTGGAGGATTGTTATCTCCAATACCTCTTTTTTCAAAAATAATTGGTTTATCATTTTCTTGAATTGGTAATTCTTCTTTAAAGGGTCCTACCTCATCTGCTGCAGGGAACTTTTCTGTTGTTTCAATTTTAGGTGGTTCTGATCCGCCTGTTATAATAGGACCTTGATCTATGGATTTTGTTTCTCCTGGTTTTAAATTTTGTTCTATCTCTTGTCTTATCTTTTCTATTTCATCTGCATCAGGTGCAATGACTCCTGGTACTCTAAGACCCATAGCAAATGCTAATCCTTTAAACTGAGGTGTGTTTAGTATCTCTGGATTTTCTTGTATTTTTTGTGTGATTGCATTTGATATTTCAAAAATACTTTTACCTGCTGTAGCAACACCAACAGCTCTACCCAAAGCAACTGCGCCCACGTATGGTATAGCTGATAATCCTTGAATCATTAGTAATAAGTCCTTTTTGGTTTAGGTTCTTTTTGATCAACATAATCTTCGGGGTGATCAATTAGACCTCCTTGTCTAAATCTCATAATCGCTTGTGTTGTACTATCAACCAAGTCATCATGATCGCCATATGGGAATGCTGCGCATTCCTCAATAACCTCCTCAGCAAACTTTTGCTCAGGAGCCCATATCATACCACTTTCAAATAAAGGTGCAACCGCATTTACTCTTGCGTGCTTGTCATTGCCCTTCGAGGGTGAAAAGTTTACAACCGGTATGTTCATCTTTCTTAGTTCGTATGTTAAAGGCAAACCACTAGCTTTTGCCTCAATAATAACTGTCTCGGGTTTCCAATATTCATATTGTTCAAGAGCCAAGCGCCTAAGTTCAGGGAACTCGTATCTGCCTTTGATAGCATCAAGAAGAATAAGATTAGCCCCTTCATCCTCACTAGGATACCAAATACCCCAAGTGGTAATAGCTGAATAATCTGCGGTTTCTTTTTTTAAAAATGCTGTGTCGTAAGATTGTATGACGTGTTGTAGTTGCGGAATATTTTCAGCCGTGTAAGTTCGCCACCACTCACGTTTTAATATTGCACCCTCTTCTGCTGTTGGGTTCTGCATCCATTGTGCATTCCATTTAGCAACCGGTAGTGTTGCTTTGACCTTTTCTAATTCGTCTTGCTTCCAATATTCAGGCCATACTGGTCCGTGTTCCATGATTGCTGGAAATTCGACCACGTGCCATTGATCAGCTTTAGCCTCGCTTTGATTTTTAACAAGCATACCAGTTAAATCTTTTGTACTCCATCTAGTCATAACTAAAACTATTTTACCACCTGGTTGCATCCTTTGTCGTGGACCAGAGGTATACCATTCATACGCTCCCTCTAAAGCAACCTTTGACATTGCATCTTGTTCCGAGTGCGGATCATCTATGATTAATAAATCTGCACCACGTCCTGTAATTGCACCACCAACACCAGCAGCGAAATATTCACCACCTTGTGATGTCTCCCAACGTCCTGCTGCTTTGGAATCTTCTTGAAGTGTCGTCTTAAAAATTTTTGCGTAGTCTTCGCTGTCAATTAAGTTCTTGGCTTTACGACCGAATCTTATGGCTAACTCTCCCGTGTGTGTTGCTTGTATAATCTTGAGCTTCGGCTCACGGCCCACCATCCAAGCAGGAAGTAAGTATGAGGCAAACTCCGACTTGGTGTGTCTTGGGGGCATGTTAATAATTAGACGGTTTATTTCACCTGTAGCTAATTTATTAAATTTATCTGCAATATGTCTGTGATGCGAGCCTTCTATGAAATCTGGCCAAACACATTTTACAAAAGATAAGAAGTCATTTTTAGCCTTATTCTGTATCTTTTTTTCTGCATGTAAAACTTGTAGCTGCTTAAACTTTTTTCGTACGTCTGCTGGTAATTTACTTATGTCTACATTATTCAAATTCATAAAAAATTTTGCAAAATTTTTTTAGGTCGTGAATTTTTTTAAAAAAATTTTTTTAAGGTTACTATACCTAATGAAAACGATTTTACCAACCCTAACAGTCTAAATCCTTGCACATGCACGTAGCATTAGGATCCCTTTTTGCGTTTTGGGGGGGTTGGTGTTGTTTATTTTTTAATATTTGGCACTCGTTTAGGATCCATTAGCCAAGTTGCACGGATCAAGAACCTTAATTTATTACTAACGATAATTTATGACTATCAATACTAATGTCCGATAATTGGGCGTTATCGGAAAAAAATCACAACGAACAAAAAACCTTTTTTATGTCCTCATATCCTTGCGCCAATGGTTTTAATTTAAAACCCATTTTTGAAAGTTCTTGGATCTTGGAACCCTCAAAAAGTTTCGGAGATCTCGAACCTTGCCCCTTAACACAGATGAAAGTGTTTTTCGGATGTTTAAAATGGAAGGCAATTTGATGAGGAGAAAAGGATATCTTGTTACCTCTTGCCACTTTTAGTTCTACTGTGAAAAAGGTGCCAAAATCATTATAACCCAATAAATCAGCAACCCCAAGAATGACAGAATTTTCAATTCTAATCCAACTAATTTGATTAATATTCTTTTTGATTTCGTTATAAAATTTACTTTCATTCTTCATTATAATTAAGGGTAACAACTACATTTAAAAACACTATATCTTGTGCCTAAAATCTGGGAACCCACTAAATCCAGGCTGTTGCATTTTTATCACACTTTTGAGAGCTTTACAACTTAATAAATATTTTCTTGATTGCTTTTTATTATCCTATAATATCCATTAAATATAAAAAGGAGAAGAAAAAATGAAGACTGAAAATGTAATATATAAAATGTTGACTGAAAATACTGGAGTCGCAATGTGTGACAGTGGTGGAGAAGATGGAAGACATTGGCAACGTAATCAAAAAAAGAAATTAAAAGATTTCAAAAATGAAATTGATATTTCTTATAATGAAGATGGTCAATGTACTAAATCTTTATTTTGGCACTTGGTTGAAAGTTGTAAATATTTACAAGATGAAACCAAATTATTAGAGACTTGGATCAAACAAGATAAAAATCGATCTAATTCTTGGAATGATGTTGAAGAGTTTATGGCTAAATACATCCATCAAGATAAAAAGATAAACTGCATTTATACTTATAATGAAGATAATGTATTATCTCAAGATATACAGTTTCTTTATGGTGGTAACATTTATGATAGTGATGTGGTTGCTATTTCAATCCATAATGGTGCAGATGCAAGGGGTGGATTAACTGATTACAAATTTTTTAAAGTCGATTGGGATCAGTTTTTAAACTATTCAATTGACTACTATGAAAATGAAGATGTTAAGGAACAATATAAGGAGAATAGAGTTTAAAGATCGAAACCCCTCAATTGAGGGGTATTGAGGTTAATCCTCAACTGATGAGATCAGAAACTAAAAAAGGAGAAAGACAATGGAAAAGTGGTTCAAAACTTTATCAATAAAAGAATTATCAACGTGGATTAATAATTTTGATAATTTTCAAAATAATCTACTTTTAAAATTTGTTGATAATTCACCAAGTGAGGAAGATTTAAAAACGGCTAAAAAAATATTAAAAAATAAAAGGGCATATTTAAAAAGACAAATAATGGAAGATACTCATATTTCTTTTAATTAGATCGAAACCCCTCAATTGAGGGGTATTGAGGTTAATCCTCAACTGATGAGATCAGAAACTAAAAAAGGAGAAATAAAAAATGAAAAAGTATAGTTTTGTTTTTTGGTGCGGTTATGTGTCGAATGAAGATGGAAAACCATCAATTCAACATGTAACAGAAAAAGACATTTCAGAAGATAATGGTTTTTTTGATGAAGATATTAAAGAAATTAAAGATCTTTCTGTAGGACAAAAACACGACATTCACGGAGTATTAGAGTCTATGAGTGTTTATAGATATAATTAGAAAGGAGGAAAAATGAAAAAAGAAAATATATATGATAAAAACTATAGATTGGATTTAATAGAAGATATTAAAAATCCAAGACTTAAAAAACTTTATCAAAAATGGGGTATAAACGACACGACCTATTTATTAGGTCAATATATGTCAGATGTACTCGGAGATGATGGGGTCTTTTATAATCGATATAGAGATTGTTTTGAACAAGAAAAACATAAAAAGAAAATGTTGGAAGACTTTGATTTTTTTACAAAAGCTGAAAATATGAAAGATTTTTTTAATGCTTTACAAATCAAAGAACTTAAAAAATATGCTCATTTTGTATTATAAAAAGGAGAAAAAATGAAAAAATATGTTCTACCAACTATTTGTATTGATGAAGTAAAATTTTGTAAAGAGGGTCAATTCTTTTTTGCCAAATATAAAGAAAACAATTCAATTCAAATTATATCAAAATTTAATTTTGATGAGGTTTTATTTGGATTAACAAAACAAGGTTTTGAAATAATTAATACAGATGGATCTTTATATGACATTGAACAAGGGGCATAAAACACAAGATGTTGTGTCCAAGCTCTTGGACACAACTCCAGGTAGTGGTCTCAAAATAATGCTTGATAATATAATTTAAAGGACTATAAATGATAGAAAAAACAAAAAGGAGAAAGAATGAATAAAAAAACAAAAAAACATATGAAAAAACTTTATCTTAAAGGTATTTTTTCTAAAAGAAATAGACCAAGCCAAGATGAACACGATTTAAAAATGGTTAAAAAGATTAAAGAGTGTTCAAGGAAAGGTAAAATTGCAGTTGGCGTAACTAGTCAATATTTTTATGATAGTTACGATTACAATGTTGAAACTTATAATGATGAGAGAATTTATTATATTCCATCTCATTATACTGCTTACAGACATTTATACAAAGATGTTATGGATGGTGCTGATTGTCCAACTAGTGTGAGAATAATTGAGGAGGGAAAATGACTAAACAATTATACAGAGTAAAAAGAGAACGAGTTGTAACTGATTGGTGGTATGTTGAAGCCAATGATGAAAAGGAGGCAAAAACTAAAGCCTTTAATTCAGAAATAGATGACTCGGATTATGGTGACGATATAAAAGTAACAATAAATAAAGTTGAGGAGAAAAAAGAAAAATGAAAAAAAACTTACCAACTCAAGATAATGTAAAAAGGCTCATGGAACAAACTTTGAAAAATATCTTGAGTTGTGTAGGTGGAGTGTATTATAATAAATATAAATTAAAATTAGAAAGGAAAAAGAAAAATGGCAAAAGAATATATCGTTGATATAAAAGGTGTAGTTATTTCTGAAGATGAATGGGAAAATACCAAAATAACAATAACCAGAAATGGCATATCTGACAATTTAGAATTTGATAAATCAGATATAGTTGAAACAAAAGAAAGTGAGGAAGAATGATAAAAATGAAAATAAATCATAAGAAAGTTGAGCAATTAAAATCTTTTTATGGTGTTAAATTAAGAGGAGATGAAACCTTTGATGAGCTACTTGCTATTGAAAAAAAGAATATGATGAAAGGTACAACAATATGCAAAGCAAAGAATTGCAACGAAACACTTTACAAGAACCAAAGCACAAGTAACAAGGAGTATTGCTCGGATTGCGCATAAATATGGGTATACATAAGAAAGCAAAAAAAGAAGAGAGAATTTTTAGAGCATTAAAAAGAATTGATGCGAATTTGTCTAAATGTTCGATAACAGAAAGAATAAATTGCCCTCAATGTAACTCCTCAAAAATTTATGTAAACAAAAAATGGGAATGGAATGAAAAATTTTATGAAGTAGATTTAATATCAGATTGGACTTGTAAAGATTGTGGGTTTGATTTTTATGGAGAAGAATTAGAAAAGATAGCGGTATGAAGATTACAATAGAATTTACAGAAAAAGAATTAAGAGACCTTTTAAATATTTTTATAGTAAAAACTTTATCCGCGAACGTGGAAAAGGATGATTTAGTGTTAGCTAAAAAAATTGAAAATGGTTTAAATGCTTTAGAGAAAGGAGGTGAAAATGGAAAAAGAAAAAATGGATTTGATTAAACAAATAATTACTCTCGTTGATACAGAAGAGGGTTTAGAAGAAATTAAGAAAAAAGTTTCTGAGGTTTTATCAACTCAATGGAAAGAAGAGGAAAAAGACAAAGAAGAGTTTGAAAAATGGAGAAAGGAAAAAAAACAAAACTTAAACTCTTCTGATGTAGACATACCCTTCTAAAACAATGAGACTAGGGGTGTTGTTGCTCCTTCACCCCTAGTAATCTTTAACATATCCTGGAGGCAAAATTAATTTTTCTTCTTTGTTTGGTTTTAAAACAACTCTTAGTGAAGAATCTAAGGGGTTATTACTTTCATGCACCTCTATTCTTTTAATCTCCTCTAAATAACCTTTTTTAGTCATAATATAGATTTTAGCATCACTAACTGCGTTACCTCTTCTGCCATTTTGACCTTGAGTAAATTTTTCTAAATATTCTTGTAAATGTTTAACGTACATTGCTTGATAAATCTTTTATGACTTGCTTATATCCCTCAATAAGATTTTTATTTTTTTCATTTTCAGACGAAATAAGACGCTGATTCCATAGTTGTTCCTTATATAATTTTAACAACTGTTTATAGCCCTCTATTTGGGTCTTATAAGTTTCTATCTGTTTTATTAAATCTAGTTCTCCTCGATCATCTTTCATATATTGACTTTATAGGGGCGTTACCTTAAATTGTCAAATATGGGATTACCGAAAAGATTAACTGAGATGCAACGTAGATTTGCTGAATTTTTAGTGTTTGGAGACGAAAATGGTCAACTCACACAATCTGAGGCAGCAATTAAGGCAGGATATTCACCAAAAAGAGCCAGACAAGAAGGGTCTGAGCTAACTAACCCAAAATTATCTCCATTGGTAGTTAAATTAATTGGAGAGTTAAGAGAAGAAAGAATAAGAAAACATGAAGTTACATACGAGGGTCACGTTGCAGAACTAGGTAGATTGAGAGAGGCAGCGCTTAAAAAAGGAAGTTTTTCATCAGCAGTAAACGCAGAAACAAATAGGGGTAAAGCCGCAGGTTTATATATTGATAGAAAAATTATTAAAACCGGTAAACTAGAAGATCTATCCGAGCAAGAGCTTGAAAATAAAATGAAACAAATTTTATCTGACTATGAACCTTTACTTAACGCAAAAACAGTAGAAGGTGAAGTCGATGAGATTAAATCTTCTGAATCTTCTTTACCCAAGCCCGAGGAATCATCGTCCGATCCCCAAAATTAAAACCATCCTCATCTTTATCATAAGAAGCAAATAATTTAATACTATTTTTATCTTTAGAGTATAGCCAACCTTCATTGACTGGTTTTGCTAGCTGCATCTTATCGAATTCTTTTTCAGTAGCCCAGCCCGAGTCGCTCACACAATCGATCCACTCCACTCGGACTTTAGGAAAAGGTATATTGGGAGTTCCATTTGAGGCAATTCTTTTTCGTCTTTTCTTGGGCATAGTAGGTTTATATCACAGATTGATTTATTTAAAATATGCATTCCTGCGCGCGATAGCGAATTTGATAGTACACATTAATATGTACCAAAAAACAAAAAATGTACCATAATATGTACCATAAAAAGCTATATTTTATGCTGAAAAACAGTTAAAAGTACACAAAGTACACTTTATTTCGTGAGATAAAAAAAATTTTTTTTAATCTGTAAAATAAAACTATACTATTTATTTATCTGACTCCATTTTGCCGTAATGTTGCCTTAATGTTGACATTTTATCTTCAGCATCTGTAATAATTTGTAATAATTTGTCAATTTCACCGGTTAAATCGATGTGTTCTGGTATAATTATGGTGCGTTCTATGAAAGTATCTATTTTAAATTTAGCGTCAGCTACCTCCGCCTCATACTTTCTCATTAATGCTTGGTACATTTTATCTCTCATTAAAATCCTCCTTTGTTATGTTTACTTTAGCTTTCTCCTTTTCATCGTGCAATAGGTCATAATACATGTCCAATCTCTTCAAAAACCTATGTTTTGCTTGCCTTAATTCTGCCCCACTTACTACGAACTCTTGATAATATAAGTCTGGAGTACACATCATAATTACGCCTTGCTCAATATTAGAGTTATGCACGTAATCGTGAGCCATGGCATATGCTGCAATTTGTAAATAATAATCTTCAACCCATTCTTTACGTTTTGGACGATTTGATTGTTTAAAGTCAACGATAGTTTCTAAACCATTATGATTGCAAACGAGGTCAGTAGACCCAGCATATAACCCAGGATAATATAACGTAATTTCCGAACCATACCACTCCTCCACCGCAGCAAGACCCACATCAATAATTTTTTTGGCCATGGCTTTCGCCTCCTGTCCGAGAGCTGTAAGATCATCGTAGCCAGTTCCGAGTATATAATGTTCCAAGAATTTATGCATGGCTGTCCCCCTATTACTAGATAGGTTTTTGATTCTGTCTGCTTCTTGTTCTCCAACTTTGGCCTTCCAATCTTTTATGAATTGTTGATCCTTGGTCCGTGCTAATATAGTAGTGACGCTTGGAAGTCTAGCACCATTTATATCATAGAGCCGTGTTCCATGCTCCTCGATCCTTGCAGCATCGACATAGGTGTATTTTTCTTTAAGTTTGATAGCTCTACCAATATTATGGTATTCTTCGATGTCTTTATCACTCATCATTAAACTTCATTCCCCCAAACACTCCAATTATCTCTTTTCTCCCTAGCAAACATTTCTAGTTTCGGACCTGGGGACATTTCATCAACAAGGTCAAAAAATTCTTTTGGTTTAGTAGAATGTTTTTTTGGAGCATTTGTGTTTATCCAATTTAACTTTCCACATCTTAAAAATTTCTGCATAGGTTTTTTATAAAATCCAAGTAAGCAAAATTCAGTTGCAAACTTGTAAGCAAAATTTGGTGTCATTCCATTATGCTTGGTCCACACTAAAGTTAAATGATAATTAACATTCCAACTTTCTAAAACATTAAAAGTTTCTCTTAAAAATTTATTGGTAGTCCAGCAATAAACATGACATCCTATATTGGCAATCTGTTCCATAGGTATAGATTTAATCTCATCCATACTCATAGTTGGATAATCTAATTTTGTTTTTGTATTAGGTCGTCTTTTAGTTGGAACAGCTCCCATAGTGATATTCCAAGGTGGATCTAATACTATTGTATTATATTTTTTATTAGGAAAAGGTATCATTTTAGTTTATTTATTACATAATAGATAATTAACAAAGCTACCAATACACAGAACATATTATAAAAAAACATACCTAAACCGAATATAGCCGTCATAGTTTCTTTTTTAATTCTTTTAAATATTCTTCATTTTCAGCTTTTTCCTTATCGTAAGCTGGTGCAAACTTTTCAATATTATTTAATGGTGCGGAGTCGTGTACGTTACCACTAACAGATATCCGTATACAATCTGATTTGTATGGTGCAACCCAATGTTTCAACCACGCAGGAAAAATATACATATCGTTCTCTTCTGGCATAAATGATTGATAAGTCACACAATCTCTAGGTCCATCACCATAAACAAACTGTATTCCTCCAGGTCCACAAGACTTTCCTTTGTATGTTGCGTTTTCTTTCTTTAGCTCATCTGGTATCTGTAAATATATTACAAACGACAACTTACCATCATGGTCATGTGGTGGGTTAAAATCATTTTGTTTTTGATAATTAATCCATAACGCTGTCATTATGTAATGTGGTTTCTTTTGATAAGGCTTGTTAATAAATTTTTCAAACATTTGGTCATACACGCCAAGGTATCTAGATATTTCAGGCACAATTAAAGTTTTAGACTCATCACTATAGCCAGTTTCTTTGTCCAAGATCCCTGCTAATTTATCTGTGTAATCTAGTTTATTTTTTCTTGCCTCGCTTAATAATAATTTTTTAAAATCGTCTGTTATCTTTACTTTTACAACACACGGTCCCCAATTAAACATCTGTACTTGTATTTGATCTGTCATTCTAAACTCATTGCTTTTTTATATTCTAAAAAATTAATTACTTTATCATTAAACTTTATACTATCTCTTTGGCTATAATGGTCAATAACCTTTCTGATCATAGGCGTTTTTATGTGGCTATAGGGGCTTATCAGTAACAAAAATACATAAGCATTTCTAAAACTACAACGCCATCGCCATTGCATTTTATGGCCTTTTCTAGGTTTTTTATTAACTGTTCCAAGTTTTGTGCATTGCTGCAACCACAACAAAACAGATCTGTCAGTCATTGCTATTTCTACATTAATTCTATAGGCAAAAGATTTTCTAGGTTTACCTCTATCTTTTTTTGTTTCCATTCTCCTATAAAAACCAACTGTCCCCTCCCCATCAAACAATCCAGCTATATATGCAATATCACTTTCTTTCATTTGTAATTACCTCTGATTCTGTTTCAACCCACACTTTAGCACCGCAAGACAATGGTTTATCAGGACTATAGATAACTTTACTAGGTCCATTTATTTTAACTTCGTGAGTATAGATATTCGATTTAGATGTCTTAACTGTAATCACAGGATCGTTAGTTCCATGTTTCATGTTAGATCTAATCTTATGTTGGTTTACATGTATTCTAGTTTTCATTTATCGTGTTTTATTATCCACCTTAAAGTTGATGTAGTCGGATCAAAACTATCAAATTCTAATTTAGTGCAACTTGTTAGAACTAAAACTATAGTCAATATCATTATTATCCTCAACTGTTTCATAAAACTCCCCCTCCGAGTCACAATCCCAACACTGATACACTTTACTATTATTTCTAAAATCTATTGACGTATCACCCGTTGAAACTCTGATATAACCATTTCCTTTGCAAGTAGAACAAATTTTTTTCTTAACTCTACTTGCTTTTAATTTTGCCATTTAATTTTTTTGCCTTTTCATTTGCTATTGATTCTATTGTTTTAGATATAGACAATTTTGCATCGGGCAATAATATCTTTGATAACTTTTCTAAAATAGCATATGTTTCTTTCGTTAGAGAAACATTTTTGTATTTACTCATGTCAGTCATTTGTTTCCTTTCATAATTTAAAAGCCTAA